TTATCAGGGGTGGTGTAGAAGGTGCGGTCAGCAGCCGGAACGTAGTTCTTGGTCAGCGATGCACGAGCGATAGTCAACTGAGCAATAATCGCTTTACCCAGCTCAACCGGGTCAGTCAGGTCGCCAGTGGTTGGCTTAACCAGAGTCAGTACGGTAGGCTTACCGAGACCCTCGATGTTCTCATTGGAGGCGTCAGGCAGGTTAACCAGACCAGCCAGTTCAGCCAGCACAGCACCGTCAGCCGCCATCGCCAGAGATTCACCCAACTGTGCGGTGTACTCAGCACGAACGTCGTAGTGGTTCATCGCGTCCTCAATGTCGTAAATCAGAACGTCCGCAGTCAGCAGGCCATCAATGTGGATTACCTTCTCGGTGTGTTTGATATCCTTACGTTTGTCATCGAGGTTCTCACCCGGTTTCAGGTAAGCAGCTTTGGTGCGACCAATCACAGGGAACTGTGCGGACTTACCAGAAGCAATAGAGCGCAGCATGTGACGAGGCATGGTCACGGAGGTGCGAGCGAAAGCCGTCAGGACTTCACCGCCGAACACTTTCAGGAACAGCGCCAATTTGTCCGCTGCGGACTGACCCTTACCCTGATTAGTACCAATTTGCTGTCCGCCTTGAATGTTAGCCATGTTGAATCTCCTTATGTTAATTTAAAGAAAAGTTTGGTTACTACTTGAATCGAGTTGGTTCTCAATGTTTCACCTACGGGAGTGACCACAAAGTTCTGTGCTCAGGTGATTCGACCATTGTAGTCATCTATGGTCTCTCCCTTTAGTGAGGGTTAATTAGAAACTGGAGTCGATAACCTTCTGTTCTACCATTTGACGGTAGGCAGCATCACTACGGTAACGCGGGTCACTCATAGCTTTAATCATCTCAGCCTGATTAGTAAAGCCCTCTTTCTGACGAGCTACAGGTTTAACCGGAGTAGCACGCTTGGTAACACTACGGTTGGCAGGCTTACCGAATTTCTTCGTGTAACTCTCACCAGCCAGATTGATAATTGCTTTGACAGTCGCCAAGTCTCTGTTCATCATGGCAGTCTCAAGGGACTCAGCCGCAGCCGGGTTGGTTGCTTCAAGGTGCGTATGGATTGCGCTAAAGCGCTCCTTACCACCAGCAAAGGCAACTACCTGATTGACGTACTGGTCTACAAGGGCTTCCTGACCGGAGATGTAGGAGTCCACAAAGGCACGACTATAGCCAGCAGCTTCGAGTTCCGCGTAGGATTTCTCAGAGATACCATCGGCTTCATACTCTTCGTAGATTCGGGTCACAGAGTCTGCGCTAAGTCCACGCTCAACGGCCTGCTCGACCATCGCCTGAAAGCCTTCTTCATGCTGGCCTAATTGCTCAGTCACTTGGCTTAATTCTTCTGGAGTGTCACCCAGCGGTTCAAACTCAGCGTCCTCACCTTCGGTCTCCACCTCAGCGTTATCGCTACCAGTGTCGAACTCAGCTTCACTACCATCTTCACTGATACGAACCTGAATACGGCCCTCATCATCCTCGCCCTCAGCGAACGGGTCTACACCGGATGCATATGGGTCATCGTTATGGGAACTCGGTTCCTCGCTAAGTACGATTGCATCATCGCCATCACGGGCAGCAACATCGAGACTCAGCATATTCTGTTCGTGTTCAGTAGGTGTGCTTCCGGTCATTACCGCGTTGTTCACACCGAAGGACGCATAAACGTCTGCATTAGATTCAGCCATTGTTAAATCTCCTAAGTTGTTAAAGATAAAGGGAAACCAAAGGACTCCAACCTTTAGTCATCGCTCATTTCAAAGATGAGGTCTCCCTTTAGTGAGGGTTATTAGGTGGCGTCTAGGCCAGCCTGTGCTGCTGCACCCTGCATAGCTTCTGGACTTGAGGTAGCCAAAGCGCCAACACCAGCACCACCAGCAGCCGCAGCGTTCTCGATACCTGTTTGGGCCGCATCCTGCATCATCAGTGCTTGCTTCTGCTCGTCCGTCAGTAGGATACCAGAAGTATCAATACCAATGGCGTTAGCAATGCGCAGCTTAATGACAGCAAGGTTAATGTCCGGGTCTCCCTGCATAGGAGCCAGAGCAGCCCAAGCGGAGATACAGCGCTCCAGCTTATCGAGGTCTTGACCACGCCCGATTGCTTCCAGACCTGTGCTGATAGTCGGCTCAACGGCTTCTTTCGGTAGCTCAGGAATCTGCGAGGTTGCTTGGAGTTGCTTCAAGAGCACACGAACCAGAGGCAATTGCAGTTCTTGAGACAGAATCGAATAGACGCCACCAAGCGTATCTTCCAGTTCTGACGCAACGTATCGAATCTCTTCGGCGGTCACACGTTCACCTGTTCGTTGTACCGCAGAGTTCAACATAAAGGCATACGATAAGCGTGCTTCTATCTGGTCACTCACCGCTTTCGCTACGGTAAAGTCAGCTTGCTTCTCCAGTTGCAGGAAGTCAATGTCTTCTCGACGACCGGGAACGAAGTCACCAGTCTGAGCCTTGGTTAATCGACGCGGTTGTGTAATACCAGCGGGGTTCACCAGACCGATGACCTTCGCACTAATCATGCTCATCTTGACGATAGCCTCTTGGAGATTCTCAAGCGACCTTAAGTCACCTAAGTATTCTTCACAGTAGGAGCGACCGTAAGACTCACCATCAATGCGAACCATGCGAACCGGAATGTAGGGCATCGCGTCAGTCGGATAGGTGGCATCAGAGCCATCAATCTCAACGTCCTCTACTTCCTCGTACTTGAGGTAATCGCCGGACTCTTCATCGAGATACACATGGGTGTACACATCGACCATTTCGTCCATCTTCTTCTCACCACCAGCTTTCTCTACCGCAGACCGAACGTCTTCCGGGAGAGCACCAAAGGCTATCTGGTCACGAGTGACAATCTGTAACACATTGCCGTATGCGTCTCTTTGGACAACATAAGAAGACAATCGGTACAGCTTCATCGGATTGTAGCTACCTTCGGGTTCCGGTAAGTAAAGCAGTGCATTGCCTGCCACGATCAACTGCTTGAGGCACTCAAAGAGTGTTACACGGTAGCTGTTGGATTCGATATAGTTCATGATAATACGCTCAACCATAGACAGACCTTCGTCCACCTTAGCGAGTCCATCAGGGTCTCCAACAAGCTGCTTCGCCTCATATTCGCTAATGGTCAGCTTCATCCACGACTGCATCGGGAATAACGCAAGCATTAACTTAGAGGCCAGATTGTTAAGACCCCGCGCACCTACAGCCTGCCACGGAGTCGTGTAGTCGGTAGATTCGTTATCGGACTCCTTCGGGAACAAGGACGGAATGGTGTATTGCGCACAGTTTTCCGCACGAGTCTCATAGGCTCTACGGTCGTTCGTTAGGCGGTCATAGGTAGCTTTAGCACCGTCTTCACCCAAGCCTGTACGTTTTGAATCAGCCATTCAGTCCTCCTTAGATGTTAATGCCACCGCCGGAGCTACGGGCTACACTCAGAGACTTCTTACCACCAGCGCGGGCCTTCTTACGTGCGCTCTCGGTTTGTGCCTCATCCTCACCCTCAGCCTTATCCTGTTCAGGTACATCTACAATCTGTGCTGGAGGTGGCGCAGTCACTACTGGTGCTGGAGCCTCTTGTTGGATAATCTCCTGCTTACCTGCACCCAGCGCACCGCCAACGACTTTACCGACTTCCTTACCAGCCTTCTCGACTGGTCTGCTAACTTCCTTCACAACTTTCTTAACGGCTTTCTTGATTTTCTTGAAGAATCCCATAATGTGTCCCCTATGTTATGTCACAGTTACCCAAACGCCTTGGAGCGAATGGAGGATTTACTCTTGTTCTTGGCTGCGTTGTCATCCAGCTTTACCTTAAGACTGCTCTTACCGCTGCTCGGTGAGGTTGGCACCTCAGAGGAAGACACGCTGGTGTCCTCATCGTCATCGCCTCCCCATACCACAGATTTCGGTGGTTCAGTCAAAGGTGCTGGTTCGGCAGCGCGAATCTGGTTAGTGTCCATCTTAGGGACTTTCACCTTCGGTTTCCAGCACATATAATTACTCCTGTCTCAGTTGCTCTTTACGCACCTCAATCTCATCAAGTGTTCGAGAGGCAAGGTACAGACCATGCATCACACCCGCAATGAAAGACTCAGAGTATCCAGCAGCGCGTAGCGCACGGTACTCCCCGGACTCCATCACATAGGTCTGATTGAAGCGCACCTGTAGATACTCTTTAGCTGCACGAGGCATACTAGGAATATCATCGGGATGAGTTAAAACATGATTAATTGGTTGTAACATAATTTCACCTCTTAAGGTTAAGTCTTAAAGTAATAATCATAAAGGCTCCCTCTTCCCTTTAGTGAGGGTTAATACAGAGAGCCTTGAGTTTATCACTTAATCTCGGAGTCTCGCTTCACGTCTCGGACTATGAGAGCGAACATCCAGAGACCTCGCGCCAGCATACCTACCAGCACAGCGACGGTAATCAGCTTCGCGGCGTCCATAAGTAAATCTCCTTGTCAATGTAATTGTATTCCTCGAAGCGAAGAATGCGAGCCATCTGGCCTTGCTTGATGATTTCCTGCTCGGTCATCCCAGCTTTGGCACCAATGGACTTAATGCAGTCCCACAGCGTCTCAGTCGCATCGGGAGCACGCTTCACCCACTTGGTTACTGTCTGCCCCTTGTTCTTACCGGACTTCAACACGGACTCTACAGGCTCCACAATGAACGGGTCGTTCAGGAAACCTTCTGCCGTATCGCCCCAGCCGGGAATCCCGGAGTAGCCATCGGTCATATCGCCCTTGATAGTCTGGAAGAGATGCCACCAATCAGCGGTCTCTTTGGTCTGCGTCAAGATGTTACCAGTGGTACACCACAGGAAGTCAACGTCCGGGATAGTCTTGAAGTCCTTGTCACAGGAGACCAACACAGCCTTCTTGAAGCCGAAGACCTCGTGACCAGACCCAATGATGCCCATAACGTCATCACCCTCCAGCATGTCCTCTTTGATGTGAATGAACTCATCGCGCTCCCACAGCTTCGCTAAGAAGTCACGGTAGCCCACAGGTTTACGGGTCGCCTTGCGGTTCTCCTTATAGGTCTCATCAACCAGTACCTTACGCCAGTTCACATCGTCGGTAAACGCCAGAACAACCATAGCGTCACTCCAAGCCTTCTTACGGGTTCGGTATGATTCGATTGCAGAATCAAGAATGCTACGAGCCTTAGCGTGGTCACACTCCAGAGTCCAAATATCATCACCCCAATCCGTCTCAACTTCGGCAGCAGCCATCGACTGATACACAAGCCAGTCACCATCCATGACCAGCACGCCCTTCTCCGTAGGCTTACCTTCACGCATCTCCGCGAAGTCTTTCAATGTGATTAGGCTCATTCGTCCTCCTTAAAGAGTTCAGCGACTGCATCATCATAACCACACCAGTTGTCAACTCCGTGTGCCTCCAGCGCGTTCAGTTTCGCTAGGCGACCTTCAAGGAACTCAATATATGCGCTAACATCATTCCACGCATCACGAGTCATCGTTACGGTGTCACTCTTTGGCATAATCATACGCAACCTCCCATTCGTTTCAGGAAGCGCACACCAGCGGATGTGACCTCCCATGCTCCACCATTACGACCACCAACAGTCAAACAGCTAATGTGTCCACGAGAGGCGGCCTCAGCTACGAGAGCCGCATTGTTTCGCACATAGTTCGACTGAAAGGACTTAGGGCAACCTTTGATAGCTGCCAGCACTTTCAGGTATTCACTCATTAGAATACCTCCCGTACAGTAGCGGGAGACAGCTTGAAGCTATCCTTATCGGCATACTCTTCGTGCATATCTTTGATGGCCTCACGGAAAGACGTTCGCACAAGGAAGGCCATCAGCCCCTCCATGCCATACGTCAGGAACTGGACAATCATCTCTTTCTGTTTACCATTGGGGACAATAGCGCCTGAGCCAACCTGCTTACACAGGTGCAGAATGTCTTTCTCCAAGATTGCCTGAACGTCAGATGCCATCTTAGCGGTAACGTCGAATGACACTTTAAATTTCTTGGTCATAGCCATAATAATTTCTCCTACTGTTAGTGGCAGACGGCCCAATTTGGCCCCATCTTACCTTCGGTATCTAAACGACAACGGAAAGCCCAATGCTCTCCGACCCAACGCATAGCTTCCTGCGCGGTGTCAATAACAATCTGAGCGATGTGCTCTGTACGGCAGGCCACCTGAATCTCATCGTGAACCCAAGCCATGTACGCAAAGTCACCATCCCAGCCATGCTTCAAGCCTTTCTCAATGAGCATCTCTTCGGTCTTGATAATCCACAGCTTACAAATCAGAGCACCAGCAGACTGCAACAATGTGTTGAGCGCTGCGTGTGGAGACCTGACGTGAACCTTGCGACCGTCCAGACCCTTAATCCAACGGCGTTTCCACTGGACTTTCTGCTCACCGCCAATCCAAGCGGAAGACTTAACGAGAGACTGTTGGATAGCTTCTCGTAGCGCTGCAATCGCAGGGGTGTTCTCTAAGAATTTCTTCTTGAGTTCCTTCCCGCGCTCCTTCCCTGCCCCAACAATCTGACCAATCTTCTCATCTCCGGCTCCGTAAAGGAACCCGTAAATGAAGGTCTTGGCGTTGTCGCGCGTTGGTAGCTCCGCAGCGTTCTGGTTCTTGGTGTGAATGTCACCGTTGAGAATCTCATTCGCATACTCTCCGTTGTCGAAGCGAGCCATGAAGTGTGCCAGACAGCGCAACTCTAAGCCACTGGCGTCTATCCCTGCTTGCACCCACGGCTTGCCAGTAATCCCGTCCAAATGATGTTCAGCACCAAAAGCGCTACGACACTGCTCCCCGTAAGGAGAACGAACGCCGGGTACTTGTGCGAGGTTTGGGAAACTATGAGTAGCACGACCAGTAACTGCACCGTTAGGGTTAACGGCTCCATGAATCTTACCATCATCTTGAACATAACGTAACCACGCCTTGTCACCCTCTGCCGCCTGACCGATTCGCTTCTGAATCATCAGGTACTCTTTAATCAAGTCAATGCACGCCTGCTTCTCAGGGTCATCCACTCGTACATGCTCCAAGACCTCATCGTCCACCACAGGCGCACCCTTCTCAGTGAACTTCTCAGGAACCCATCCGGCCTCCTGTAGTTTCTTCTGAATGTGGTCACGGCTACTTGGCTTGAACGTAACGAACTCGACCGGAGTGTACGGAGCACCCTCCATGTAATCCCTCGTGTCCAAGTCGCAAGGTTCAAGACCTTCGCGCTGTGCCTTATTACGAGGCTTCTTGTACACGCCACCCTGTTTCGGATAGACCACGCGAGGATAACTCGGCAGCGGCTTGCCTGTCCGTGGGTGCTTGAAGAGTTCCTTACCACCTTTCGGTTGATACCACGAGCCAAACGTTTCGGTTAACTTTCGCAGAAGTTCGGCGCGTTTCGCTGCCAGTTCTACATAAAGTTCCTCAATTGCCTTGGTGTTGAACGGGAAGCCGTTACGCTCCTGCTTCGCTAACAGCCACGCTGCACGATGTTCAATATCCACAGACTCGCCAGCTTCTCGCCAGAATAAATCCGCATCATACTTCGTGAAGTCCATGCCAGCCGGGAAGTAGTGGAGGTCTGTAAGGAATTTCTCGAAGAGCTTGACCGTGACCACAACGTCTTGAACGTTATACGCCATCATCGGCTCGTTGAATGAAACCCACTCAGCACCATCAACATATTCTTCGCCCTGCTCTTCCAGCATAGCCTTGAAGTCGTCCTTGTATTCACCTTTCATCTCGCCCAAGCGATAACCCCATGCCTCAAGAGCGTGAGACCCGAAGCGACGACCGGGTAGTTTCCCGGAACGAAGAAGCCCCATGTCTGTGTCTTTAAGGTTCGCATGAAGTAAACGCGAGAGTACCAATGTGTCAATACAATTCTCACGGGGTAACTTGAAGTCACGATTGAGTTGCAGCTTTGCGAGTTTCTCTAAAGCCGGAACGTCATACTTGTGACCGTTATGGAAAACAATAAGCCCACCTCGCTTCACCTCGGCTTCCAGCGCATCCAGATACGCCCCGAAGTCGCCCGGACGATAACTATGATACTCACCATCACGGTAGTCATAGATAACGCCACAGTGAAACTTGGTGACTTTCTCTAAGAGGTTGTTGGCCTCAATGTCACTTACGAGCATAATGCCCTCCTTTGGTTTCGTGCTAAATGATAATCATAAAGGCCACCCTTGGGCGACCTTGAGTTTATCACTTCTCGATAATCTCTTGCATACCAGCGCCGAACTCTACCAGACGCTCACGGTTGTCACCGACCACCTTGTCAGCAGCCATAGTCAGGGCACCCATCAGGCGACCGACCTGCTTGTCATCCAAGGTCATGCGTTGAGTGTGTGCTTTCGGAGACTTGTGGTCTTTCCAGCGGTAGACCATCGTGACCTTCTCACCACGCACATTGATGTGTACTCGGCGGGAGAACTGGTCAGCGGTGTCTGGCAGACGGATGGTGTTTGCGTGAGTGATTGACTTGCTCATAGTGTGCGCTCCTTACTCAAAGAATTTGCTCATGGATTGTGCTTTGGCTGCAATCGCTGCCGACTTGTGGATGCCACTAACAGCCGCATCGGATTTCTCACGGGACTGTTTCGCCAACTCAATGGCTCGCTGTGAATCAGCTTTGGCCTTCTTGTCCAGCTTCTTGGCTTCGATGAAGTACAGTTTAACTACCAGCTTACCTAAAGCGTTAATGAATTTAAACATGATGTGTCTCCTATGGTTTGAGGTTGTTCCCGTTAGTGAGGGTTAATTAGTGGTACATGATTCCATCGCAATCGGAATGCCCACACGGGCATCCTTTAGAAGTCTGACTGTCCGTCTTGTTCAGTCCAGCCAGTATCTCCTTCTCCTTCTTCGCCAGTGTAGCTAGACGGTTCAAGCCACCCGGTTTCTCTGTTGTATTCCATGTATCCAGCAATTCCAGTGTCGCCAGTGAAACGACACTTAAGCAGGCGAACCAACACCAAGTTAGGCATATCACCTTGCTGGTTACGCTCCAAGGCGATGATAGTATCAGATAACTGACGCAAGGCACCGCTACCACGTAGGTCAGTAATAGAAACAGCGCGTCCTTCTTCATGTGGTTTTCCCTTCTCCGGGTTCTTCAAGTGACAAATCACTACGAGCACAACACCAGTTGACTTAGCGAACCCTTTGAGCTTCGTCATGAGGCGGTCAATCATCTTACGCTCATCCGATTCCTCAGAGGCAGACACGACGATTGATATGTGGTCGAGCACTATAACATCACACCCTAAGCCTGTTCGCATGTAGGCCAGCTTCGCTAACAGCCTGTCAGCTTCGGCCTCCGCAAAGGAGTCATAAAGGTGGAACGTATCGTCTCCAAATAGTTCATCATACCATTCATCGAAACGTCCGTCCTCTGCGATAGCCTTCTTGACTTCATCCGACTGACGCAGACGAACCTTATTGTTCAAGCCCATCATGTCCTGAATGGTATCCTCAACGGATTCCTCCAGCATCGCTAGGCCAACACGTTTGCCCATCCGTTTACCCCAAGCCAGCGCCTGTTGACGAACGAACGTTGACTTACCCATACCGGAACCGGAAGTTACCATAACGACTTCGCCACCACGAGCGCCCAAGGTTCTATCGTTCAGGCCTTGACAACCATCGAACAGCAGACCTACAGCGTCCTCGGAGGTCATAGCTTCCTTAACGCGGTCTTTTAGTGACAACGCAGAGACAACACCGTCAGGCACCCAAGGGTTCGCGTTCCAGACCTGCTCCAAGATTGCTTTGTCTTCACCCATGATGTGACACTCGTTGGCGTCCTTACACGGTAACACAGCAACACGAACCTTCCCAGCCGGGAGAACCTGAGCGGCCTCTTCGACTGCCTTACGGCCTGCATCATCCATGTCGAACATCAAGATAATCTGCTCGAACTGGTCAAAGTATTCATAGTTAGCGGCGCATGTCTTCTTAGCAGCAGAGGCACCGTGACCCAATGATACGACCGGGTACTTACAGTCTTGGAGTTCCATCACAGTGAGCGCATCAATCTCGCCCTCAGTGACCACAATCTTCTTACCTCCAGACCAGAGGTGCTTCAAGAACAACGCATCACTCTTGTGGCTTCCGGTGGTCTTAAAGTTCTTGTCCTTATCGCGCACCTTCTGTGACACGATGGAGCCGTTCTGGTCTCGGTAGTCGGCAACCTGATACATTCGGTTGTCCACTTTCGCCAGCCAGTAGCCAGCCTTTTGGCATGTCTCCTTCGAGATGCCACGGGCAGTCAGGTCAGAGTATCGACCGTTGCTGTCACCGAAATTCCATACGTCATAGCTCATAGGCTTGCTGCCTCCTGTACGTCTTCTCGTTGATAACTTTGCTTCACGCTCTTCGTTTGCGGGTACTCGATGTTCACACACGAAGCACCATTCATGCCCGTCAGAGTACACAGAGTTACCATCAGAAGACCCACAGTTTTCACATGGAGCATGAAACAGAAAGATACTATCGTCTTCTCGTTCCATTGTACATTCCTTAATCAGTTGCGAGAACAAAGGGAAACCGTTAAGTCTCCCTTTAGTGAGTGTTAATTATTCCTCGGTGTGTTCCTCCGCCTTGATTGGGTCTTTGCACTGACACTGACGTGACGGTACACGACTCTTCAACGGCTTATCACAGCGAATACAAATCATCCTCATGGTATCACCCTCGGTCAGATGTAACCAGTTCGTTCTTCTCCCACCAGCGCTTCAAGTCGAAGGACGGGCAGGCTTTGGGTGCAACGTCATGGTGAGCACGAAGGACTGAACCCTCATACTTCGCCAGCAGCGTGACCAGCAGACTACGCAGCGCTTGCATTTGCGCAGGTGTAAAGTTGGCGTCGAACTTGCCTTTATCATCAATCCCACCCACGAGGCATACGCCTACGGAGTTGTGGTTGTAACCTTTCACGTGGGAACCTACAGCCAGTTCATCGCGGCCTGCTTCCACAGTGCCATCACGCTTGATGATGAAGTGATATCCTACGTCTAACCAGCCCTGCTCTTTGTGCCACTGACGAATCTCACGAACGCCAATGTTCTGGCTTGGCTTGGTTGCTGAGCAATGCACAAAGATTGCCTCCGTGGTTGCTCGTGGTTTGAATTGAACTTTAGCCATTTTTCTTTACTCCTTTCTTAGTCTTAAATTTATCGAACGGAACCTCCTTCTTGGGTTCTTTGAGCCACGCCACAGGAATCAGCTTATCAGCAAACAGAATGCCATGCTTCTCACACCACTCACCGTAGCTTGTTGGGCTGCCCTTATAGAGCTTTGAGCGGCTGCTTGAGAAGACCAAGCGAATGTCCAGTTCAGGGTGTTGCTCACGAATCAAAAGGTGTTTCTTGCGGTCATCGGAATCCCACAGCCCTTTGGTCTCAATGAAGATACCGTTAGGTAGTAGGAAGTCTGGAGTGTATAAGTGGTCACTCGCAGGGATGACGTAAGGGATACGCCAAAGTTCATAGTCGAACTTAATTCCCTTACTCTCAAGCTGCTTTGAGACTTTATCTTCTAGGCCGGAGCGGAAAGCCCCGACCTTGCGTACACCTCGCGCAGCGTATGCGCCAGCCATTAGAAGTCCTCGTCATCATCCGGGGTTTCTTCGTGCTCGTCTTCCTGCCACTCCTGCTCATCGCGGGACTGACGGGATTCACTCGCAGTGTAACCACCATCTTCGACTTCATCGGCCCACTCATCTTCACCGCCACCACCGAAGGTAGCCAGTTCGACCAGCATCACGGACTCCAGTTGCAGCTTGACGCTTGCGCCCACAGCGGTGTTCCACTTGTAAGGCACCAGAGAGTATTTCACTTTCAGCTTGGAGCCGCCACCGATAATCGGCACGTCCTGAATCTTCTTACCTTTGCTATCGACAACGACCAGATTGATGTGCTTGGTCTCTTTGGTCTTCTTATCTTGGAAAGACGCATAGCATTTGAACTTGAAGGTAGTCGTACCGTCACCATTATCGAAGAACGGCATGTCGCCCTCGTAAGGTTTCAGTGGTTTCTTACCACGCTGTACCTGCGGCGGGTTAGCTTCGAACTCTTCCACGGCAGCAGCATAAGCCTCTTCGTGGCACTTCACGATTTCATCGACCATCGCCTGACAGCGCGGGTCTTTATTGGAAAGAGTCAGGTCTACCTTATAGATACCACGAGGGTTGCCGAAGCCACGCTCTTCGTTGCCATAATCCGGCTTACTCAGGTAAGCATAAGGCTCAGCAGTGCCAAGACCAGAGGTGTAGATTTTCTTCTTGAAACCAGCCATAGTATTTCTCCTTTGTGGTTGATAGTTTGGGTTGTTCCCTTTAGTGAGGGTAATTAGGCTTTCACTTCTGGACGGATTCGAGTAACTACGAACCCTGCGTCCTCGTAATGTTCAGCCTGTAGCGTTGCCTCTTCGAGAGACCGGGCGAATACCGGAATCTCAAAGGACTCGGTGTTACCTTCAATCGTCAGAAGGTATTTCTGTTCTGAGTACATGCAGCGATTTGCACAGGAGTGGTTCTCCATCCCTACATCCTTCGCGTACTGGCACCCGTTGTTACACTGGCTCATTTATTGGCCTCCTTAAAGCGCCGCTCCCACAGCGCGTACAGTTGTTGGTAAGCGTCAGCAGCCACCTTGTCACCATCCTCAATAGCTTGGTTCCACTTAGCGGCACACCAATCGCAGCATTCACGAAGCGTCATAACACAGCCCCCGGTGTTTGTCAAATAGTTCCTGATAGAATGCAGCTTTCTTGAGGTCTTTCTCCATAGTTGCCAGTTCGGATTTCTTGCCAGCACGTAGGCGGTACTTCAAAATATTCCCAAGGCAGTACCCACGGAACGCCTCGACGGTCATTGACCGGGCGATAACCTCAATGGCTTCTACGTTGTCGAACAGCATATAGTGGTTAGGGTGGGTTACGTCAGACTTGACTTCTATCTTCGGTGCTTCCACGTTCGGAGTCTTAACGTCAGCTTTAGGTAGCGGAATCAGGTTGTTCGGAAGAACCTCAGCGTGCTGAGTACCGAAGCGAACCTTAACGCGACCTGTGTGCGAGTGACCAGTGACCACTCCGCTCATACCTAAGATGCGCTTGAGGCCACCGCCAGAGTATCGCACAACAGAGTTAACCGGGAAGCGAGCCTCTAAGTCTGGCTTGTTCCAATGATGTTGTAACATTACAGCACCTCCTTAATCCACTTGAAGAACAGACGAATGCGAGGCCAGTAAGTGACCACGGCTTCCAGATGCGGACGCTCTTTGTTCATCGCCTTGACGAACTCACCATGAGTAATCAGCAGGTGAACACAAGGTGACAGCGTAGCTACTGAGCCAATCAGGGGCAGCTTAGCGTTGCGCTCAGAGGCCAGCACAGTTGAGCGGTCTTTACGGCGAACCGAAAAGATACCATTGGATTTGTTGAAGTGTAAACGCATGATGTTATCTCCTTAACAATCAGGCCAAATGTTGTCGTCGGCAGCCATTAATCCCAGCGTTGCGACGATAGCGAATAGGATAAGCCACATGACGTGTGTCTCCTGTTAGTGAGGGTTAATAGGCGGCAACGCCCGGAACGCAGAAAGGCCCACCCGTTAAGGTGAGCCAGTGCGCGGTTACATTTTCTCTTGAGGGTTGTCCTCAATGCCTCGGAACTTCTCGAAGCTAGGGTGACGCAGGGAGCCGTCAGGGGTTTCTTCCATGTAGTTGACCTGACAGGCCCACCCATTGTAGAAGTCTTCACCGTGGGCTTTAACGTTGGCTGTGAACTCGTCCATCAGTGCGCGAGAGATGTTGTTGGCGTCTACTAAACGACCAGTCTCAAGAAGCACACTAAAGCCTATCACTTTACCCTCGTTGGCTAACCCTTCGGTTCCCCAATTGACACCCTGAATGATACCATCAGCTTCACACTCAGGCTTGAGCTTCCACCAGCCAGACTTCTTGCCTCGCTTGTAGATGCCTTGCGGGTCTTTCACAATGAGACCCTCGTGACCTTCGGCACGCTTCTCTTCGTACAGTTCAGTCAGCGAATCCATATCGTAGACCTCGTAGGTCTCAGCGATAAGCCACTCGATTTCCGGGAAGTATTCAACCAGAAGAGAGCGCATGGCTTCCACATGATATGGCATCAGGAGGTTCTGCACATCGTAGTCCTCGCCAGACTCAGCAATGTGAATCGGCATGACCGAATACAGGCGCACACTCAGGCGCTTAGGGTCTAGCTCAAAGGCTACTTTGGAACCTTTCAGCGGCTCAACACCACCACGGTCAAACATGAAGTTGTTCTTCTTGAGCCACTTGGTACGCAGCAGGCCAGACCCCGTGTTGAAGTCTACGCCTTTGACCATCAGTTCACCATCCAGCATGAAGCCATCAGGGAAAATGCAGCGGTCATCATTCATCAGTTGTTGCCAGCGCTTATCGAAACCGTTCAGATGTTCCAGCGCCAAATCCCTTATTCCCTCTTTAAGTATCCCTTATCCCTTTAGTGAGGGTTAATGAAATGACTATAGACAACTACAAGGCATCACTACAGGTTAACAATGGGTCTTATCGGTCTGGTTGTCTTTAAGATAGCGCCGCTTTAGGTGATAGCTTTAGGTCTGGTCTTTAGGTGATGGCTTTAGGGTTTACTTTAGGAGGCTAACAGATAGGGACACATAGAGATGTACTATCGAACTGGTACACTAGGACACTCTTTAAGGCCTCTCTAAGTCCTCCTTAAGCCATCCACCACTTTAGGTATTGACTTTAGGCAACACTTTAGGCTATCCTATAGACCACTTGGAGAGATACCCAAGGTTAACCGAAGGTTAAACCCTAGGGGTAGGGCTGGCTTTAGGTGGCTTTAAGAGGGCTATGGGGGGTACTTTGGGTTCTTGAACTGTGAGATACCCATTCAGATTTTTGTGGTAAATTCTTAAAGGGTCTCTTTAGGCAACCACTTTAGGTAAGGCCACACCATAGGTGAGACCACAGGCGCATCCCGAAGGGATAGCTAGGAGACACCAGAAGACCCTGTAAGACCATTACGAACTACAGGGCATCTTTAGGTATAACCTTTAGGGTTGACTCTACAGGGATGAGTTGGTGTAGTGAAACTATACCTACGAATCCCTCAGAGCCGCTTGTCGTTCATCAACAATAATTTAATCCCCACAAGAGAGTATAGAGCAAAAGGCCACTTCCAGTTGACCGAGGTGGTCATTAAGACCTGCGTACCCAAGGGCAGCAGTAAGTACCAGAAGAAATCGCCAAGTGACTCTATGACGCAGCAGGGCAATCAGCAAGCGTAACATTGAGCCACCTCCTTTCAGTTGCTCTAAGGTAGGGTGATTATACAATGATAATATCACCAATCATAGAGGTAGACTTAAAGTGCATAAAGGGTCATCGCATAACCTGAATGACTAACCTATATAGTAGCTTTAAGTCCCCTCTCTCCCTTTAGTGAGGGTTAATGCAAACTCATTGATTCTTAAGGAGTTTCTTAAAGTGACCATCCGTGGTCTAATTGAATCCTTATGCGCTAAATATGCATAACTACCAGTCAATGAACCTGTTGCTATTCACATCGTCATCCTCCCAATAGAGTTCCATACCGTCAACCATAGAGGTAACTACATGACCAGCCGAATGGATTGGGTGCTCCATGTGTTCCTCTAAGAACGCCTCAAGCACCTCAGCCTCCACCTTCACGGCGTCCAGTTCCATCGTAGAGCGTAAGAACTCCACACCCAATGCTAACGCATCAAGTCGGTCATCATGGGCCACAGCGCCCTTCTCACGGGCCATACGGGTCAACTGGTAGAACAGCGAATAGCGAACGTCATGCTTGCCATCAGCGTCACGGGCAGTCTGGTAGTCCTCACGAATCACCTCATCACGAATCACAAGGCGGTGCGTAGAGAGTACAGGCTCCAGCGTATCACAAATGCGTAGTTCCTTCATACCACGAGCACGAATCTCTTCAAGTTGCGCTGCATGGTGTTTCAGGAGCACAGGGCTGAATACCTTGCCAAACATACCATCCCCGAAGTTACTCTCGAAGACCACTGTCTGAACCTTCCACTGCTTCGCTTTCTTAGCGAGGGACTCAAGGGTCTTATCGGAATAACCATCGCGGAACCCGCCAGCTTCCATCAGGTAGATGTAGCCATTCAGGGTGAACAACACTGCGTAACCTGTCTCATCCTTACCTCGACCACTAGGGTCAATCACGAGGATGCGTTGCTGGTACTGTCCAGTGTTCTGGCTGCACGAATGATAGCTATGAATATCATCACCCTTAAGGCCCACGTTAGGAAGCTCTTCATTGCGATTCTGACGGTTCGGAAGCCACTGGTAATGCATTGGGGCTTTCTCGAAGTCCAGACCGCACACGATAGCGTCACGGAGGCGTAAGGGGTACTTCTCGGCATCACTAAGGTTCGGGTTGAGCATGAACTGCAAAGTGAAGCCAGCCTTACCGTATTCCAACTCACGCTCCCGGAGGTCTTCCATATCGAAGCGAACGGGGTCAGTCGGTTGACCTTGGAGCATCTCGAACCCATCGTTGAACTCTTCGCGGAGCATCGGGGCCAGACGGTCGCCATAGTACAAGTCTTCCTCACGGCTACGCGGATAGAGCGCAGGCCAGATGATTGTGGTGTACCCACGGTTATCTTCGAGTTCCTTGTACAAGGTCATTTCGGTTTGAGGCGTACCAAGGTATATAACGCGAGAAGTTGGCAGTGGTTTCAGAAGCGCAGCAAATTCCTGCACCAGAGTCCACAGCTTCTCACGGGCACCTTGAGTTGCGGAGTTAGACGGAATCTCAACGTCATCCGCTATGATGATATCAGCACGGCTACCAGTCAACTGACCAGTGATACCCACCGACTTCACAGACGGAGAGTGGTCAGGCTTGGCAGGGCCAACATCGAAACTAATCACAGAGTCACGCTGACCGGGGCGAGGCTTTAGCTCAGCCAAGAAGGGCAGCAGGTCAATGATGTTCTTGATGAAGATGGAGTTAGCGTCCGCACGTTCTTTGGATGCAGAGACAATCAGTATCTTCAACTGAGGGTCACGCCATAACGTCCACACAACGAACGCACAGGTGATGAAGGACTTACCGATACCACGGAAAGCCTGTAGGATAAACTTCTTGTTGTCTCCGTTAGCTAGACACCGGGCCATATCAATCTGACACTTAGTCGGTGGCGGGAGAGCCAAAGCCTTCCACAATACGAACAGGAAGGCCACGAAGTCACCCTTAAGTTGCGCGATGATTAGCGCATTACGGTTTGCTTGGGTGTCGCTCATTCTGCATCTCCTTAATAGTACGCTGGAGCGCTCTTACGTGAGCATCAGCAGCTTGGGTTATTCCGATAATACGCTTAGCATCTGACTCGTGTAGTTCGGCTCGACCATTAAACTCGCATCTACCGTTATCTTCTGGTAGTCCTGTAAGGGTTTTGATGCGGACTGACAGCCGCTTATTATTACTACGCAGGTCATTAAGCATCCTATCAGTGCTGCCTTCAATGGCTGCAATCTCTTCTTGGTACTCACGGGATACCCGACTGACCTCTGCCTGAGTTGCTGCGGTTGCTTTTGTTTTCGCAATGTATTCATTTTGGATTACCTCCTTCCAGTTTGCTCTCTCATGGGTTGACCCTAAGTGCCAGCCACCCATAAAGAGTGTCCCGGCGAGTACCCAAGGGAGTGCGCTGCGTAAAAGTTTTAGCATAACACCTCCCATCAATTTTCAGATTTCACGTAGATGCACCAAATAACATCCATAAAGGCTCCCGCGTGGAGAACCTTGAGTATGTCACTTACTGTAGCGTGATAGTCTCATCGTCAGTCAGACCATTAGGGCCGACCACTTTGTTGTAGTCTTCCAGACCAGCCGCGAGGCCTCCAAGGATGTTCTCATCCGGGGTCAGCTTACTTATTTGGAATTTATGGCGGTCTAACAGTTTGCCGATTGCGTTGTAAAGCTGCGGCGTTCGGCGTTCCTCGCTTTGGAGGTCAGCAAGCATACGCTGTGCCATCTCCGTGTCTAGCATCTCCAGCAGCTTGATTAAAGTCTTGTCGCTCATAGGTTACTCCTTGTTTGCACGTTTCCAGTCAATCATCTTATCGACTACCTTGGCACCAATCTGAACCACTGTGTAGGCGATAGCTGCAACGTAGAACCATTCGTTTAACGATAGTCCCCAAAAGAGTCGGGCCGCCCCATCAGCGACCCCTGTGCCAACAATAGGCGCAGCCTTAACGACCTCATTGTTGAAGTCGAAGGATAACATTTAACACCTCCTTAGTCTGTCGTAAGTTTAGCTTCAAGCTCCTGAACGCGAGCGTCTAGGTTCTTAACAAGTAACATCAATCCACCAATAATCTGGTTAGGGTCAGGGGACTGCATACCGTCACTCATTATATCAACCGCCTCCGGCCAAATTCGAATCAAGTCCTGAGTAATGAAACCAGCACGAGAGTTCTTACCAGTGACAGTCACAGTCTTCCCACGGTTGTCAACGTACTCAGAGTCCTTATATTTATAGGAAACAGGAATATACGAGCGTATAATATTGAGCATATCATCGGCAGAGCGAACAACCTTAATGTCTTCTTTCAGCCTTCTGTCAGACTGGAACCAGCGGAACCCAACGGATGTACCATCAACATTACCCTCAATGTAGTCCCCGCCACGGCCTGTGTACAGGCGAACCCCAGCAGGAGGTTTGGCGAACCTGTAGTTGTCGTTGAGCATTCCCCAAAGGTGTCCGCCAACGTTGTTCCATAAGCCACCGCTAAGGTTCCCATCCGGGTTTAGTATCGCGTTGCCCATTCCTGCGTAGAGGTTCTGACCTACGATGTTGTTGTTACCCTCAATGCGGGCACCGGAATTAACCTGTAGGTGGTTTGCAAGGAGCGCACCGCCTCCGGTAATAACCACTTTACCAGTCTCTACCGAGTTCTCATTGTTCACCGTTCGGAACACGAATCCACCCGAACCAGCACCACGGTTGGTGATAAAGTTTGACTCACCGATACCACCCTCGTTCCATCCAATGTGTAGACCCTGCCGTTGTCCCACATGTTGTGGTTGGTTGTTAATGTGAAGTCGGTACAGCTTATTATAAATGTTGGTTGCTAGTGTTTGCTCAATACCTCCCTGAGCATATGTGACCCCAGCTACGGCGATATTTCGCTGACAGTACATATCCTGCTTTGCGGTAATATCCCTTCCAACAATCAAGTCCTCTCCAACAAGCGCACCTTTCTGGATACTCGCCGCACCCGTGGAGACTAAACCACCGCCTGTGATATTGCCGGGTGAGGACACAGCGCCCTTCATCTTCACATCGTTCCCTGTCACTGACTCTATGGCAGCCGCAAAGTCATTCATGTTTCCCAGCTTGCTCGCCTCAGTGATTGCTCTATCCTCGGAGGCCTTAGCGTTGGTCTCTGATGCCTTAGCGGCAGCAGCCGAGTTAGCAGCGCTCCCTTCTGAGGCCTTAGCATTGGTCTCGGAAACAGCGGCACGGTCAGCAGAGTCTTTAGCCTCATTACGATATAACATGGAGTGAAGCGCGTAGGTTCTAGAAGACTCAAGGTCACTCTCAACTACTGTATCACTGGTAGCCCATAGTTTCGCCAACTCAGCAGACCCAGCAGATGAACTTGCAGAGCTTGCAGATGCGTTCGCAGAGTTGTTCGCATCGTTTGCACGAGCGGTAGCACGGTCAGCTTCCTGTTTCGCTCGATTCGCAGAGTTCAACGCAGAGTCGTTCCACCGTTGGATTTGGCCTAAGTTGATTGCGTCACCTACATCTTGCGCATCCGCAACGTTAACAATACGACGACCACGAGCATCCAAGTTCCCATCGTTGTTAACGCCAATTGTATCAGCGGTAAGGTCACGGGCTTCCTCAGCAACGTGGAGGGTCTGCACCTGCGAGATGTTCAGGTCGTAGGCCCGAAGGATTGAACCATCGGTGAAGTCAACCAGCCTATCGGTAGCGGAGGTGAATCGACGGATTTCAATCAAAGTATAACCGTCCGCTGGCCCCAACGCTCTCGTTGTGGAGATTGTGGTCTTAGTTGCAAAACGATAGTCTTGATTCAAGATGAGTTCCTTTCGGTCAACACCGATAAGGGTCACTCGGACAAACTTACGCGCCAGATACTCGAACGGAATATTAAAGTCCGTAGTGGAGCCATCCAGCGGGTAAGTCATCACGGTCTTAATAGTTGTAGCCATGTGACCTCCTTTGTAAATTAGCATTAAGAGAGAAGAGGCCAGAATGTGACCTCTCTCCCTTTAGTGAGGGTTTATTGTTTCTTCGGCGTCTCCTTTATACGGATACCGTTGGCCTCGTAGATTTTCATAATGAGTTGCTGCGATAGCGGGTCATTAGGAATCAACTCACGAGAGGTGTTGAAGAGGCCTGTACGGAACTCAAGAGCGGTAGCCTTGTTTGGAGAAGACAGCAGGGAAGCGGCGTTAATAGCTGTTGCGCCAACAGAACCCACAAAACCTAAACCCGGAACCTGCTCACCAACTGCACCCGCGATAGTTGAAGCCACCTGTCTACCTGTCACTGCCTTGTTAGGGTCGCGCTTCTCGGACTCTTTAGGGAGTACCGTAGAGCGGGTGTACTTATAGGTATCGCTACCAACCATCCCAGCGAACATGTCGTAGATACTCAATGGCGAGCCTAAGTGTGAACTACGAGAGATTGATGCATGAGCAATCATCTTAGGGTCAAGGGCGTTCTTAAGGTACTCCTTACGTTTGTGCTCCTGTAGACTTGCAGCCTTAAGGTGCGCCTGCCCAACGTAGTAACCACCAGCTAGACCCAAGGAGATGATGTGGGTCAGCGCTTGGTCTAACGCTCGGTTGTTCTTCGTGGCCTCATAGAAGCTGCGGACGAACCGGGAGTTCAGTGACTTAATGACGAAGTTCTTAAACTGCATAACCATCTTGACCCCAGCACCGAACGCTTTGGCGTCCTGTGAGGAAACCTTGTGAGGGCGCAGTATAGTTTCATCCGCCACCTTGTCAGCCAGTCGCCACAAGTCCATTGAACGAGGGTCGTTAGCGAAAGCCTGTTTGTCACGAATGGTGAACTTACCGTCTTCTCCACGAGTCGCATGGTCTCTGAACAACTGCTTGATTCCATTCCACTGCTCAGGGCTGATAGAGGCAGACTTAAGGTAGTTTGCCTTACCGAACTTAGAGGCTTTCCCAGCAAGGGCCGCTCCAGCCACATCCCCAAGCACACCCTGACGGGCAGCATCAAGAATGTAGTTTGATGTTCCGTTTAGGAGCATTGTCCAAGGAGAGCGTGCAGCCAACTCTTGAGTACCGAAACGAATCGTACCGACCACATTGGCAACCGCAGCGCTGGTGTCCGTAGACTCCCGGAGTCGGCGCACGTGGTCTTCACGTCCCGGACGGATTAGCTGGTCTAGTTCCTTACCAAACACCATTCCGTGTAGCTCTTTAATCTCGGAGGCACGCAGCGGTTTCCCACGGTTGACCCAATCGTTAATCATAGGGATTCCATGAGTTATCGCAGAGACGTTACCTTTCGCCAGCATACCAGCGATTTCCGTAACGTTCTGTGCGCCCATATAGGCGTTCTTAGCAAAGAACGTGAGGTCATTGACGGAGCGCAGGGCTGTACCCCAAGCGCCTTCCGGGTTCCTACGAGCACGACCAGTTAGAATCTTCACGGTATCCTTGAGAGCTTCCACTTCACCTTTCAGTGTGCCGTTACCCTCTGACTGCTTATCCAGCGCCATGATTTCATCTTTCAGGTCTTTGGTAGTCTTACCGGAACCGCCCATGATTGCAACGTCACCATCTACTCGTCGGTCGTATGCAGGCAGAATTTCAGCCATGTCATAGGTACGCAGGTCATTCACAGAGAACGTGTTACCATCAGGGAGAGTCACCGCCATGTCACTGTCGAACATGTTACGGGCTTCCAAGAAGTTGTTGTTCTCGATGCCCACCAGACCCTCAATGTTATCCTCAATGACAGAGGATGCAGAGAACTGGTCAGTGTGTGAAATACCATACGCCTTATCCATCGCGTGCTTCTGCACCATCTCAGGCGTAACTTCCTGCACGGATTTGAGACCGTTAAGTTCCATCAGGTACTCATCGACCCTCGCCTTGACTTCTGGACGAGCACGATAAGACGTCAACCATGACTCCGCGATTGCTCGCTGCAAGCCATCATTACCGTAACGTTTAACCATCTCAATCTTGATAGCGCGGTCGTACACGTTTGGCACGTAGGTTCCCTTGTGGCGTGAGCCTGGGAAGATACTGACCGCCTTGGTGTTGCCGAAGATTGACGGGTTCTCCATGATTTCACGTTTGAGGTCAAAGTGCTGCTTGAGGATGTTCATCACGTTCCGCTCCCCCTTTGTCAGGTTTGCTTGAAGCTCGGGTCGCTCAATCGCCAAGGCTGCACGCTTGTAGATTTCCTGTCGGATTTCCTTACGGCTCATTGTGGCCCCACCTGTGGAGAACTCAGGGTCTTTCATTGCAGTACGCACAGCATCATAAAGCTGATTGTAGGTGCGCTGATTGTTCGCGTGTAGCCGCTCCTTAATGTCAGAAGCAGTAGCACCGAACTTACCGGAAGTCCCTGACTCCATGCCAGTTGGAGAACGCACAAGGTCACTCGCAATGGAGCGAACAGTCGGGTTCTCAGAGCGGAGAGTCTTCAAGCCAATCTCAGTGAACCCTCCCAAAGAGATACCGCGCGCGGCACGCTCAGGGTTGACCGCCTCGAACTCACTAAGAGTCTGAGGGTTCAGCGGGTTGGTGTCGCTAAGTATTTGACCTTGAGGCAACACAACGGCACCCGGCTCGGTCTCCAGAGGTGAATACTCAACGCCAGAGTGCTCACGGTCGAACACACGGTTCTCGCTAGGCATACGGGTCAGGTCTTCACCACCAGAGTTCAGAGCGGTCTCACGGGCTTCCAAGCGGTGTGCCATAGGAGCGAAGTCATTAACAACCTCATTCCCACGGGAACGCCGAATACCAGCCGCGATAGCATCACTTATTGCACTCATCCCAGCACCGAACATCAGACCGCCTAAAGCAGCATCAGCATAGTGGGCTTCTCCACCAGCGATTGATGTACGGATACCCTCAGAGGCAACCGCGAGTCCGGCACTTTGAGTACCAACAATGAAAGCCTTGTTAGCCACCTTGAGACCCTTCCCGGCTACACCCACTAGCGGCACGTAACTCAGCGGGTCTACACCAGCACCAACGATACCAGCAGTAAGTTTGGCACCAACACCAGCATCGGCAGACCGCGCATCCATCTCGTAGTTGTCATTCGCCATCTTAATGAGGGCGTCCAGATTCTCAGGAGAGCCTCCAGTGACTACGTTGATGTACGAGGGGTTCTTCACTTCCTTACGAATACGCTCTAACTCTTCTGGAGTCCATGTATGGCTGTTCCAGCGAGTCGGCGTAATGGTGTCCTTGAATAAATCAAAACCGTCATCACTACGAGCGGCACGAAAAGCCACACCCAATACGGAGTTGTGAAGTTCTGCACTTGTGGCATCTCCGATTCCGAAGAAGGTTGAACGAGAATTAAACTCGTCCAGTGTTGTTCCAGTCTTTTCCCAAAAGTCCTTAGCATAAGGCACGTTAGGCGCTTGCTGCTCTTTACCCTCCACTTTGAATCCAGTTGACTCCGGCAGGTCAGTGCCTACCGTCTGCTTCTTCCCGATTCCAGCAAATGCATCCCCCGATGGAATGCCCTTAGCCTTTGGGGTGATACCGCCGAACGCCTCCAAGTCCCCCTTGCGAGGACTGTTAGCTACGTCCATCAGGTTACGCATATAGTTACGACCTTCCTCAGAGATTGAAGCCCAATCGCCTTTATCATAAGCCTGTATCTGTGGAGCGCCATTGCGTCCCTCGCCCTGATTATACGCCAAGGCAGCTTTGAGTTCATCCCCATCGTACTTCCGAATGAGGTCACTCAGGTGACGAGCGGCTGCATCCACAGCCAACTCAGGGTTGTAACGGTCATCGTCATCAGCGTCAGTAACCTTGAGGCCAAGCGCAGTGGCTGTACCTTTGGTGAACTGCATGAGACCCTTCGGGCCAGTTGGGGATTTGGCCTTTGGATTAAAGCTGGATTCGTTGAATGCTAATTTACGAAGCAGGTCATAGGAGACCCCATGATTGTCTGCCGCTTTTTGAAATAACCCATCGAACTCGCTAGGTTTGTTCTTATCGTAGCTCATGGAGCCTCCTTATCACTGTTAGTCTTCTTTACGTCCATAGATGTACTTCGGAGTCTTCTTCCGTTTCTCTTGGACACGTTTACGCGCTTCTTCACGCGCCTGCGATACGCGACTGATTGGAGCACGCTTATTGGCCTCTTTGAGGGCTTTCTCTCGTGCTGCCTCAGCTTGCATCTGTGCGGTACGCTGGTACTCACGCTGGAGCAACTCTTGGTCATACCGAATGCGAACCTGCCCGGTTGTATCCATCAGGTAGATTGAATCACCTTGCTGGTACACAGTCAGTTGCTTGTTGGTAATCCAAGGGTTCGCCGCTGTGATTCCCTTAATGGCTTCGTCCAGAATGTTCTTCCCTTGCTCCCACGACTTAGGGTCATCCGAAACAGTCAGGATGTTCTTCGGCAGGACACCATAGGTATCACCCTCAACATCGCTACTGGAGAACGTGGTCGTCGAATCGGAGAGGAACTTTGCGACCTGTTCGGTTGCCATGTCAGGGTTCCCTGTACGGTACTTCACGGAATCATAAATCTTCCGGGCATACCCTTGGACGCTCGCAGGCATGTACTTGATTTGAGGATTCGTTGAATCGTTCATCATAGCAGCCCACGCTCGGTCATCCTCAAACTGCATCTCCTTGGTCTTCTGTGCGCGGGACTTATCAGCGTCGATAAGAACCTGCGTGTCGATACCTTGGTTATCCAACATGTCCATCGTCAGGAACAACTCGGCCTTGTCAGGGTACAGAGAGGCAATCAGGTCAGGGTCAGTGTTGCGAATGCGACGAAGGTTGTCCATCGCTGGTGTGCTCTCAGGCATCTTACCGTTAATCACCGCAGCCTGCCACTCGTTACCCGCGTCCGTAATCATCTCACCAAACGCCGCCCGGAAAGCACCTTCCTTGGCGTCTGCCCGTAGGTAGTCCAATTTCAGTTTGTCTTTCTGTTCAGGCGTTAAGTCCATCGCTTCGATTTCCGCTAACTTCTGGTTCGCGTAGTTGACCATATCGCTATGTGTAAACTCACCAGTGTTCTCGTTGGTCGGCATGTCCTTATAGTTGGTCGAGACGTATTCACCGTTGAGGCGCTTCTGGAACTGCTTGTCGATGACCAAAGATTTATTCAGGGTCTTCTGTTGCTTGTCCATCAGCTTGGCTGTCTCAGCCTGTTCCTGCTTGAAGCGGGTGCGCATCTGTTCCTGTGCGGAAATCAACCACTCACGCTCAGGAGTCATCTCTTCACCCGGCTGAATCTTATCGAGTTCGGCCTTGATACCTTGAAGAGTCTCCCAGCCTTTACCAGTGTCCGCTTGGTTAAGCGCTGAGTTAATATCCAGTCGGAACTTCTCGGTTAACTTCGCGTTGTTCTGGAATTGAGTATGTTGCGCCTTAATCATCATGGCCTGCCACTGTTCGTCACCCATCAGTTCACGATAGGTAGTCGTAGCGCCATTCAGAGTTACCTTGCGGTTCTCAATGTTCTGCAAGAAGGCGGCACCACCCGGACGCTGTAGCACGTCATTCAGAGACGCAGAGATTACCTGTTGAGCCTGATTGTCGGTCATCCCTGTCACCAAGGAGTTGTCAATGTAGTTCTGGAAGAACTCACCGGACTCAGGGCTGGACAGAAGGTCAGGGTCAGACAGGACACCATTGAGTTCGACCTTCGAGTTCAGGATTGCTCCCTTCTGCGCTTGGTCACTCAGGAAGGAATCGTGTGCGCCATACAGAGCAATGTTACGCTCGGTGATGTTCGCATTGAAACCCTTCTGGTATTCCTCGTCCATCTCATTGATGCCGAACTGATCAGCGAACGACTTCGAGTGCTCCTGTAGGCGTGAGTGACGATACTGCTCCATCTCTTCACGAGTACGGAAGCGACCCTCTTTGATGGCCTGTTGAACCTCATCGTCAACGAGGAACGCAGCGTTACGCCCGGTCTTGAACTTCAAGGCTTGCATTGCGTATGGGTCATCCTGATACAGCAGTGTACCATTCTGGATGGCCTGTCGGCGCTGCTCAGGGGTCAGCTTACGGATAATCTCGTTGGAGCGCTCATCGGCTCGTTGCTTATCACGTTCATCTTTCGCCATGTACATATCGGCACCAGCCTTAGCGAATCGACCTAGGGAGTCCAGAAGACTCGCCCTTGGTTGTTCAGCCTGAATGGTTGCTGCCCGGTAGTCCATGCCTTTGACGCCCCGGAGTCGTTCCATGCCGGGAGTCGCCATGTTACCTAAAACACTATTTAGTTTACTAGCCATTATTACCTCCCGGTCTTGGTTCCTTTGGCGGCACTGATAGGTGCTGCTTGGTTTCCGCCTTTCTTGTCAAATCCACCAGCCGCATATTGACTTGCAGCTTCCTGACCCATAATGGACAGAGGGTCTAGTACACGCATCAGACCAGACTTACCTTTGGCCTCGCTCTTGTACATTGCATCGACTTGACTTGCTGTGGACTGAGTGCGTCCCAACTGTTGCGCAAAGATACTCGCGTAGTCTCGGCGGTAATTCTCGGTGACGCTATTTGCCTCCCGGATGTAGTTGCCTTCTTCGATACGCTTGATGCGCTTCATGGATTCACCTTCGAGCATACCCTCACCAATCGCTGCACGGATGGTTCCCATAGCTTGTACCTTCTGCATGTTGCGTGAAGTCAACTCAGAGGATGCAGCTTCAAGGGCGTCTCGTTGTTCAAGCGAGGCGTTGGCATTCTGGATATTCATCTCTTTGACCATCTCCATCGCCTGTCTGCGTCCAGCTTCGGTCTGTGCCACTCGTGCCTTGTCAGCACTGTTCTGGCTACTCAGAGCTTGGGCACCCATCATGGCTATAGGAATCGCTGCCATCCAACACATAGTTACCTCCTACTGATAGTAAATAATTGAAATTGACCATCAGCGATAAACTCATTATGGAATACCGCACCTATGGTCTTTAGGAAACGAATGTGTGACTTATTGCCAACCCAAACGAAGTTCCAAATGGACTCATACTGGCTTAGCATCTTATTACGATATTCAATTATAAGTCTACGAAACTCTAAGCGTTCCTTTAAGTTAAACAGTGGGACGTACTTAGAGGTAAGGAACCACACTCGGTCTCCCTGATTGCCACCAATTGCCAACACAGCGTTATCGCTAAGCATTGCCACAGTGTTCTCATCAGGAATTACCTTTGGTTCAACACCCAATGCCTCAGCTTCCAGAATGTCCTCTATGGACGGCTGAAAGTTGTCAGCGTGGATTTGTAAACACTTTGTAATATACATAATGCTTTAACCCCTCGTATCTATAAGTGTCTCCCTTTAGTGAGGGTTAATTCACCGCAGGGAGACTTTAAGTTAAATGCCAGAAGAACGACGAAGGTAGTTCCCCTCCCAGCCGCACCCAATGATGTTCAGTGGTGTTGACGCATCTGACTCGATAGTTACTATGTTCGTCTGCGCATTACCTACAACCGGGAATCGGTACTGCCCTGTGCCAATGTTCGACCTACCAACACGCAGATTGTCAGAACCCAAACGAGCGCCAGCCATTGTATAGATGAACTCACGGGACAGGTTGTTCACACGGATGGTGAACGCGCCAGAATCCTCATAGTTTACCCATGCACGCCGAAGCTGTAAACGTCCGATATCCTCGGTAGCCGTCGAGCCGTCCTCAGCGGTCTTCTTGATGAGGAACTTCGAGAACGTATACGTGAATGGGATGTTGAACCCAATGTAGACTACTTGGCCCTCTTGGTTTCCATCGAGTCTCAATATTGGGTCGCTACTCCACCCGTTGATTGGCGGGTCTATCTCTATAATCTTCCCATCAGGAAAGACCACCGAAACCATACCCTTAGTGAAGTTCATCCCATAAATCGCTGCTAGGTTTATGGACGTCTGGTAGGTATCATCGTTGTATGTCCCGGCAGGTATGGTGTATTTCCTCTTAGCGTCGATGTATAATCTGTAAGGCTCTCCCGGAATGTCTATGGAGTTCTTCGTGAAGTGTAAGCGTCCCATCCACACAGCATGTTCATTACCCATCAATACAGTCATTGTTGAGTTTATCACCTGTGCTGCAAACACCGTAACGTTGTCGCCAAAGTCCCAATGAGACCACGATTGCTGTCTAATCTCCTCATCAATGTAGAGGAACTTGTAGATATACACTCGGTTCGGTGCTCCGCTCGTAAGGATAGCCGCGAAGTTCTCAGCAGTTGTACCCGATATACTGAATACCCCATTCGGTATGTAGTTCGGAACGTGAGCCGTCATGTCCTCTGCGTTCTTCACAGAGCTTACATCCTGTACCGCATAGTATCGGTTAATGGATGTGAATGAAGAGCGAGGTGACGCAAAGTATACATTACGCCCCACGCCGTGTGGTCGCGCCCTGTCTTGCACGTCGAACTGAGTCGTAAGGTTCAACTCTACGGAGCGGCTCGATAGGATACCAGAGGCTGTCAGAACGAACTGCGCTTGGTCAGACCACAGGAGCAACTCTTCGGAGAACGGAACGGCATACTTCAAGGTTGACACCCGGTTGTGACTAACCGCAACGTCGATTGGGTCATCGTCAGAGTAGTTTGACACGGATGCCGGGAAGAAGTTGAAGTATTTCGAGGTACGAGACAAGATGATGTTCTCCCCACTAAGGAAGCCCAAACGGTTACGGAAGAAGAAAATATCGTTGATTGTCTGTCCGGTAAACGATGGGTATGGGTTGGTTGTATCATCACCCACGGTACGAGCACCCCACTCAAGGTACTTGAAGTCAAAGTTCCCGTCAGAAGCACGTACCAGCGCCCAAGGCATCGTGTGGTAATGTAGGTGAGTCCTTGTGTTCCAGCCAATTGTTTCTACCCATACCTTACGGTTGAGGTCGAACCTAACGTAATACTGGTCGGCAGTCTTTGAGGTGTCACCTACAATCTTCACAATGTACCCATCTGGAGCATTAATAGGCAACTTCTGGAATGACTGAGTGTAATGGGTCACAGGGTTGATTAGCTGGTCTGCGTAACCATCCTTAGTCTGTAGTCCCCAAACGTTATCGTTATTGGGAGCAAGTATATGGATGAATCCGGGGCCAACGTTGAAGCGCCACTTATTCGGGTCTTGCTCGTTGTTTGGATTCCCTAGGTTATTCCGCAACTGAGCCGCCAGCTTCTCAGCGATAGCCTGACCGTCCACCTCGTTAACGTGTGCTGGTTGTGAGCCGTCTGGTAGTTGAATAGCAGCACGCTCGCCCCCGTTGAACTCGATTGAGAGTCTACGCCCATATTGCCCACCACGAACATTAATCAGCGCATCGCCTTGGTCTTTAAAGCCCGGAAGGTTGACCGATTGGTCGTTACTCTGCACAACCACCTTGCGGTTAGTCACAAAGGTATAGTCTGCCACCGTTACCATCCGAAGGTCTTCCCGTGGGTTAGCTGTGCGCACATAAGAGCGGTCTCCACGTACTAGATACTCCTTACCATCGAGGTCGAACACCTTAATGTCTTCACCAGTGAACACAACGAAATACTGCTCGAACTCATCACGGTTGATAAGATGCACGTAAGGTTGCGCACCCACATACCCAGCAGCGCCAAGGGTCTTAAGGTGAATCATCGGTGGGCGCTTCTGGAGACCCTCGGACTCAGAAGACCAACCGTTAATCTGTACGCTACCTTGTTCAGCGAACCGGAGAATATCTGGCTGTTGGCTGATACCACCCTTGAGGTTTTTGATTGATTGGCTAATGAGAGCCATAGAGCCTCCTTATGATTAGCGGTTAAGTAGACCAGAGGTGAATGCATCACCGTCCAGCATGTTGTAGTTACCGTAGTCTAGTTCGTACTCGAAGCACGCACGCCACGCTTCCTGTTCCTCTTCCTGCAACACTCCGTCTACCTCCGGCGCACCAAAGAAGCGGTTGTTAAACTGGCGGGAAGCCTTGGTGACGATGTAGTTACGGAAGCACTCAGGCATCTCATCGAACTCTCTCAGACGAATCAGGTTGACCTGAACACCAGAAGTAAATCGGTCAGTCTTCGCAGAGCGGTCATAGAGATAGCCACCACGGTTTATATATTGGGTCTGACCGCTGGTTGCCATTACGGATAGATAGTCAGAGCTAAATGGAATCATACCAGAGAACGCATCCGGTAGAAGAGTCACACCTTCCTCAATATTGAATGTCCATCCTCGTGATTGAATCTGTCGGTTAATCTTATTGAGTACACGTCGAGCATTCGCAACGTCAGCATTCGCATCACCCTCAAGGGTTGATACTGGTGGCTCACCGATGGAAGCCAGAATGTCGTTGACGGCTGATAGCTCTTCTGCGGTCTCAATGTTCATCTCATAAGAGCGCATGATGTTACCTCCTGTTAGTGAGGGTTTAAAGCAAAAAACCCCTCAGATACCCTCAGAGGGCACCCAAGGGGTTCATAAAGTAATGAAGGAAAGTAAATCCCCGGTAAAGACCTTAGCCTTCTACAGGCGGCTCTACTGCTTTCACAGTGACCTTGCAGACAGCCGTCAGGCCATTCACAGTAGTCGCAGTGATGTCAGCGGAGCCAGCGCCCACAGCCGTTACAGTACCAGAGGAATCGACCGTAGCAATCTTCGCATCGGAAGACGTAAAGGTCACTGTCTGTACTGCATCAGCCGGAGTTACCGTAGCAGTCAGGGATTTAGAAGCCCCAACGTCTAAGCTCATAGTCTTCTGACTAAGAGTAACTCCAGTGGGGTCGGGAATTACTCCGACACCTTTGGGAGAACGATAGCGCCAGCAGCTTCTGGACGCAGACCGCCGTGACCCATCGCATATTTAGCGATAATCTGGTCAGCCTGATAGTTCGCACGACGAGCGCGCTCCAGAGCCAAGTCTTTCAGTTTGACCGTACCAACCGCAGAGCGGTGCTGGAACAGGCCAACAACGTTATCCAGAGCAACCTTAACGGTAGTGCTGGAAGTAGCCGGGAAAGCGTGCTTCTGGTCAGCCGGGGCATCCTCACGGGTATCACCAGCGCCACCAGCGGTCAGGTGCGGAACCTCAACCACTTCGAAGCCCATCACGTTACGGATAGTACCGCGCTCAGGGTCAATCAGTGCCTGATAGTTTGCAGCGTTCGGCATCAGGGCAGCCAGAATCGCAGAGTAG